CTCAACATTTTTTACTCCTAGCGCATCCCTGACGGACGCGGCCTCGCTTTCGTGTAGGCATGTGACCGCGATTCCATCGCCGTAGACTTGCGCCATGATTGCGCCATCTTCAAACATGCTTTTTGCGAGCTCCAGGAACGCGGGTGCGAGCGCCCTTTGCTGCGCTTTGGTCAACCGCACAAACCATATTTTGCGCTGCGTCATGCCGCCGTCCCCCTCAGAAAAGCCCAGTCAACATCCGGTCGCAGCCGCTCGCAGCGGACGCCGTAGGCCCGCTCGATTCTGGGACAGTACCGCTCGGGCACCTGGGTGATTCGCCAGGCTTTCACGGCGTAGGTGGAGGGTGCGCCTACCGTAGCGGCAAAAGCCCGTAGGCTTTCAGCGGCTGCGATGGCCTCGTTAAGTGCGTCAAGTTGAGTAGTCACTTGACATCCCCCTTCTCCTTGACAAGCTCAAACACGTCAGGCTGAACGGCCAAACGCTCCCCGATATCTGCTGGCACGTCAAACACTTCCCCCGCCGCAACCACACGACGCAACACCGGCACATCCAAATCCCCAAGAGGGGACACATTTTTGAACTTCATGAGCTAACTCCTAACGCGAAACTCAGCGGTGAAAGTGGCAGACACAACGTGCATTCGCCCCTTGGCGAGCACGTCAGGGTCAGTGGCCGCATCAGAAGCGGCATCAGACAAGAAACAGTGCCGAACAAGACCAGAGGGGTAAGCGTCAGAGGTCAACGTGGTATTCGTGACCCGCACATACTGGGCAACCGCGTCGAGCATTTCCCAAGCTCGAGCCTCCACAACTTCCTCCATCGCATCCCCACCGGGGCGGAACGAATAGAAGTCGATCTGACACGTCAACGACTCTTCCCGCGTACGCGCCGATGACGAGAACGTGGCGAACTCTTGCGATGTCGTCACCGCACCAACCGCCACCACATCTTGCGCATTCGCAAACGACGGCAACCCTCGAACAACCAACGTGTAAGGGTCAGTGTCAGCCGCAAACAGGCTCACACACGCATCAAACAGGGCCGCGCGAAACTCACGCGCATTCGTAGACAACCCCATCAGGCAAACCCAGCCACACGCGGCGACGGCTCCAACAACTCATACACGCGACGCGGCACCGCAAAACCCTGCGGGGTCGGCATCGACTCAGGAGCACCACCGAACGCCGGAGTGTTCGCCTGACGGCCCTGCTGCCACCAAAACCGCACCAGCTCACGCGCCGCCAACTTCACATTGGGCTTCACAGCAGCCTCAGACGCGGCATAACCCACCGACACCGTGACAACCACATTCTGAATGCCCGACGAAAAGTAACGCGACCCCGACGTTTCACCCGCCGTGATAATGCCGTGGCTCGGCTCGGCAACATAGTCCGTAACCGCCACACCATCCTCAACAACAGACGTGACTGACGTGAACCGGACAGGAATCACCAACTGATCAACGCCACCATCGAACGTGAACGTGCGCGACTTCACCAACAGAGGGCCAGTGATGTTCTCAATGACCGGCGTAGCCGCCTCCACATACCGTTCAAGGTCGGGATCTCTCGTCGTGTCCGTCGAAGCCCACCCCAAAGACGCACGCGCCTCATCAAGCGTGATCAACCCGTCAGTGATCGCCATCGCCTAGACCTTGCGCGTTTCAGCCTTCGGAGCAACAGCCCGCTCAACCGGCTCCTTCACAGCCTTCACCTCAACGATGCGAGCAAACCCAAGACGCACCAAATCAGCGGCCTCCTCAGCCGGAACCGTCAAAGTCTCCCCAACGGCAGGCCAATCCACACCATCACGCGACCCACTAATGCGCGCCACAATCTCAATCTTCGCCATGCTCAAACCCTCCGCTTGGAGGCATGGGGGCCGACCAATCCAGCCGACCCCCACACCAAACCAACTATGGTGAAACTAACTCAGCTTGCGCCACCGATGAAGTGCTTCACGGCCCCGGTCTGGTCGAGCAGGACACCGTCACCGCGAACGATGCAACGGAACGTCGCCTGGTCAGTGCTGAACGCGAAGTCATCCGAACGCTCGAAGCGGATACCGCCCGCAAGACGCACGTAGTACGCGCTCATGTCACCAAACGCAACCGACTTCGCACCGATAGCCGTAGCAGCCACGTTCGGGTCAGTCGCAACCGGCTTGCCCAGGATCGTGTCAGGAGCACCAGCAAGACCCGGAACCCACAGGTAGTTGTTGTCCGAACCCTTCAGCTTGCGAACAGTCGCAAGCGTCGCGTCACGCATCAACCACGCAGCCGAACCCGAGTTGCGGTACGGAGCAATGACCGAGTAGTACAGGTCAATGAGGTTGTCAGCCGTGAACACACCAGCCACCGACGTAGCACCGGTCACACCCAGCGTGGTGCTGGTCATGATGCCGGTCGGCTGCGACGAACCCGAACCCGTAACCAGGTGAGCGCCGAGCGCGTTACCAACCGCACGGCCAGCCTGCATCGACAGGTAACCCTCAAGGTCAACACCGGTGTCGTCAATCAGTTCCTTCGGAGCCTGAATGAGCGTCGCGTACTTGTACGAACCAAGAGTGCGCTTCGCAAACGCCGGGTCGGACTCGGAGATAGCCGCGTTCTCAGCGGTCAGAGCACCACTCGAGTGAGCCGTGGTCGTCGGGAACTCAAGGTTCTCACCCGACTCGGTACGGATCACCGTCGCGTAGTTGACAATCGCCGCAGTCTCAATGAGGTGCGCCCACAGCTGACCGTAGAACGACGTGGGGACAGTGTTGCCACCAGCCGTCGCGGTGCCCTTCGACAGATCACGCATTTCCTGAACGTTCGGGCGAGCAACAAACTCACGCTTCTCACCACGCAGGAACGAACGCAGCTCCGACTCCTCAGCCGGAACCTCACGCTCAGCACGCTGAGCCGCAACCGAACGGAGCGAAGCCTCAACGTCAGCCGCAGCCTGCTCGTCAGCCGCGAACTTGTCAGCACGCGAACGCAACGAGTCAAGGTCAGCAGTCATACGAGCGTACGAAGCCTCTTCCTCAGCGGTCAGCTCACGCTTCTCAGCAACCGCGTTGTCAATGAGAGCCTTAGCCTGCTCCCAAGTGTTTGCCCGCTGTTCCAGCAGGCGCTTAGCCATTTCAGACATATCCACATTCCTTCCGGGAATGACAAAGACCCCCGCACGGTGCGAGGGTCTTGATTGAATGTGCCGGTGGTTGTCTACCTGCCGACTAGGACTCGGCTACTTGAGAAGTTCAAGTTGCCGCTGACGGAGCAAAGTCAAAGCGTGGGTGTCTCCCTGCGCTTCCTCGACTTCCTCCGAAGCTTTCTCTTCATCCCGCGTTTCGGGATCGAACTGATGAATGATCGACAGACGCGACCGAATCTCCTCCAAAGACACCCGGCCAACATCGTCAGGGTCAACGTCGATGCGTTGCGCCAACGACCGGATGCCCGTACTCGTGTCAAGGTAAGCAGGCGAGTTCACCGGGGCCACATCAATCAGTTGCACGTTCAACAGCGTGCGCAACGGGAACCCCTGCTCAGTAACCGACCACTCATCCTCGAGCGTGTGGAACGCGAACGACGAATAGCGCAAATCGCCACGCTTAGCGAGCGCCGCAACGTCACGACCAGCCGACGTGTCCGGCAGGTCAACCTCATACGCCAAACCCTCATCGTCAGACACCATCCGCAGCGTCTCCGCCTCCGACGTGCCCAACAGAAAGTTGTCGTCATGGTTGTACCGAGCCACCACAGGCACACGGTCACCCAACGACTTCGAGAACGCCGAGCTTGCAACCTGCTCCACAAACCCGCCCAAGTTCTGCGAATAGCGCATGTACTTAGCCGCATACCCCGCCAACACGCCAGGGCCATCACCAGCCGCCCGCAACTCAACGGGCCGCGCCAACTGCCGCCGCTCAACATCCATGATTACTCCCCGATCTCAAACAGCGGAACATCCGCACTCGCACGGACACTCCGCGCCCCAGACACCACACCGAGCGGCGACAAATCCTCCAACGCCCGAACCTCATCAACCGTCTTGAACCCGGCATCAATCGCAATCTTGTGCGCCTCATACCGCGTTTTCAGATCGGCCCGCACCCGCGCATCCAAATTCGTTTTCACATACTGCGAATCCGGCAACAGACGATCCATAGCCGACTCCACACGAGTCGCAAACGGTCGCAACGTGGTCGTGTTGAACTGCAACTCATTCATCTCGAGCGTCGCGTACTTGAGCGTCGAACCACCCACCTCGCCGCCGATCACCTGCGGGTCAACCCGATACACCGCAGCAATCTGATTCGCAGTCCACTTCGCACCCTGAATGAAGTTGACATCCGAAGCAGGCAACGGAATCGGCTCATACTCCCAATCGTTGCCCGTCACAAACGGCTCATTCGAGCTCGTCGTTGCAACAAACCGACGTTTCGTTTCAGCCGCAACCTCAGCCGTCAACGTCTGCTTCGTGTTCCGCAAAATCGCACCCGGCACCGCACCACGCCGGAAGAAGTTCTTACCCGTACGCTGCGCCTCAACACCCGTCTCAATCTGCGTACGAAACGCACCAATCGGAGACAAACCCTTCACCGACCCCGGCACCACATACCAAGGAATGTGAATCAGCGACTGACGTTCAAGCCGCTTCCCCTCATAGAAATACTGCGGCGCACGCCCGAAATCCTCTTCAACCTCAACCCGGTCAGGACGCAACCACGTCACCTTCGACGGCACACCCGCAGCATCGACAGCCGTCACCAACCCGTAAGCGTTACCCCACAACCCCCACGACGTAGCCAACTGAAAACGCCACGAATACAAACTCTGACCAAACGCACCCGGATCAGTCAACAGTTGCGGCTGACGCTTCGACCGCTGCGGCACACCATCCGACTTATCAAACGCCGCCCACGGAGAACACGCCCACGCATCCGCAATAAACGCCGTCGCCGCATAAACAGGAACCACAGACAACGCCGTCTTGTACTTCCCACCATCAACCGACGACAACTGCCCCGAACCCCACAAAGCAGTCCAATTCGCGCCCGACCGTGCCTCAGAAACCCGCTTGAACAAGAGACTCACTTAGTAACCCCCCTGCTCACCAAGATCAAACCAATGCCGCCCACAATGAACGCCGCAGGCCAGTAAATGAAAGCCACACCAACAACAATCGCCGCAATGCCCACCAACTCGAGCACAGTCGTCACAACGCCCACCACGGCCCCCTAAAACACGCTGTCCAACGGGTCATAGTCAACCTGCGACCCGTTCACGTAAACCCACCAAGCGGCAGTCGCCGCACGCAACGGCGTAATGTCCGTCGAGCTGCGAGCCTGCGACCACAAAAAACCTTCGCCGGAAGAACGCTTCTCCGCACCCAACACGGCCACGTTCAACGGCTCCTGCCCCTTGTGCTTCACCCGCCCATTGATGAGCGCATCCGTGAAACCAACAGCACCACTGCGCATGTCAGTCGTGTCCAGCCGAGTGACCGTCAACCCGGCATCCTCGAGCAGCGGAATCAGATGCGCGTTCTCGCCGTACTTATCGACCACCACGGAAGTCACACCGAGCCTCGAGCACACACCAGACACTTCATTGGCGATGTGATCTTGCGCCCAATGCTCATTTATGCCCAGCTCGT